GCTACTGCCCCGACGGGGCCAATCAGGGTATCCCCATCAAGCCCAACAATCACTTTATTTTCCGGCATGTCTTCCCCCTTATCGTTTTACGCTGTTTTTCCAGATATCCGGCAAAAGTTTTTCATTTGCCTTCTTCGCCGCTGGCTGCATGAACGGCCGCTCTGCAATGGTGGCTTTTTGTACCGTTCTCTTTTGACCCTTACTCTTTCGCTTGACGCGAATTCTTCCGCCCGTTTCAATCTTGGCCGCGTTACCGCTGGCGTATAGCTCCGGGCCAACGATAATCGACCGGGTTCGAGGGTCGAAGCCGAAGAAAATCAACCGCTTCAAATCCCCCGCATGAGAATGCGGGGGCTTCCCCGGCTTGCTGGTTCCATCTCGTTTTCTAATCGATCGCTTGGAGACCGACCGGACATAAGCCCCCCAGCGAAACAACGGACGTTTCGCCGCCCGGTCGGCCGCCCGAAGGACTTTTTTTCGGTCAACGAAAAGTTTCTTCATCCTGACATTCATCGATGTCACTCCGCAAAAGAAAGACGGATCCCGCCTACAAAAACAGAAGCATCGCCCCGCAACTCATCGACCAAATAACCGGCCTCCGCCCCGGGAACCGTTTCCGCCTGTACGCATGTAATACTAAGCGGGCCGCCCGGGCAAAAGTGCTCTGCAATGTCCTCTACTAAGTCCATCGCCGCGTTGGTGCGAATGTCGCTTGTAGGGTCGATTGCCCAATGAATCAGGACGTCAACCGCCATGGCCTTGGTTGCCTGCCGCCGCGATCGCACTTCATACCCGAGTTCCGCCGGTACAACATCCACCCGCATGGATTGCAGTTCTTCGCGTCGATATACAGGCTTATAGGACTTTTGAGCGGTGAAATCCACCCCCCAAGCCTTCGCGTTCAACTCGTCCGCTACCGACTGCAAGAGTTCCCGCTGTTTCATACTTGGCTTTCCAATACTGTACGGATTGCCATAATGCTACGGGCAAAGTCCACATACTCATAAGGTGCCAAACCAAGCACCTTATGAGTCCAGGTTTCCCCGTCAACGATTTCCTCGACCACATCCCCGGCTTGTGGGTGATAGACGGTTTCGCCAACCAATTTCATGGATTCGGTCGAAACGTAATACACCCTGGCTTGAAATTGGACCGCCCCGCCGTCCTGCTCCACATGCTCGAATTCGGTCCTTGCGACCGTCGCCGACATGGGAACCCCTTCCGTCGGGCCACCTGAATAGACAAAGCGGATTGATAGCCCGCCTTGCCTATCCAAGGTTCCCCGGTGCTTCTGAAGGAGACGTTTCAGACGATCCATTCAGCTTACGCCCCCGCCGTCAACAAGGTTTCGGTGTCGGAAATCGCATCCGTCACCACAAGCGGAATCCCCTCGACTGTTCGAGGGATCGGCGCCGGTGCTCCGGTCGGGCTGGTGGCCGTCCGGCTGTTCCGAAGCTGATACAAGGATCGTTTCGAAAGGAACAAAGCATCGGGGCCTTTCCCGGCCGGGAATTTCGCCAGAAGCTTGTAAAGAAGATCGTCCGTCAACCCTTTGTCGGAATCTTCAGTCAGATTGCAGATGCGACCGATCGCCGTGGAGTTGTGCAACTGCATGCCGCAATTCCCCGCGATGTCCTGGGCGAAGGCAAAGTATTTCTTGCCGGTTCCGTCGTCCATCATGACTTTGGAAACGGGGCCTTCCTCGATTCGCCCGTCATTGCCCCAAACGAGGCATGTGTCTTGCTCCCCATACCGGAAAGCAAAGACACTCGATCCGGTGGTTTCCGTTGTTCCGGCTGCATCCACAACCATGGAATCGTCGGAGTCATCCAGCAAGGAAGCCACCCCGGGGAATCCGCCGTTACTGTCGGACGTTTCCCCGTAGTAGATCTGTTGTGCCAAGGCGTAGAAAGCCGCCTCCAGGTGTGCCATCGCCTCGATGGCAAGCGTCTTTCCGATTCCCCAGTCACTTTTCTTTGCCGCCGCTACGTCGACCGCGTAGGATGCATCGAGGTACTTGCACTCGACCGTCTTGGTGTCGAGGGTCGAAGAATCGAGAGTCCTCCCCGTTCCTGGCGCACGAAAACCGGCCGAAGGAAGGGCCGTTCGCACCAAGGTTGTGAATTTGTCTTTGGTGACCGTGCTTGCCGGAAAATACCGGAGTTCCGGGCACACTTTTTCGACTTGCTTGACCAATCCCACAATCGCTTCCGAAGAATTGATTGAAAGGATATCCGCACTTCCCAACATCGCCATAATGAAACCTCTTCCTTGTTCTCAAAATCCCCATGCAAAGCAAAACGCCGCCCCAAAGAACCGCCGATCAGCCTACAAGCTCTTTTTCGATCTTCGCCGCGAAGCAATCGAGGCCATCGGCGTCTTCCGGTGAGTGGTCCGCCGGGTCCGGCTCGCCAAACTCCACCGGTTCTTCTCCGGAGTCCACCAAGGCCGAAAGCCGCTCGATTTCACTCTTCGCTTTTTCGATCTTCTGTGTGTAGTCCTCACGTTCTTTTTCGAAGCCGTCCATCTTGGCCTTGAGGTCGTCACGCTCCTTGGTAAGCTCCTCGACGTTCGCCGAAAGCTGAGCCTTTTCTTTCGCGAGTTCCTCGACGTTACCCGCAAGGCTTTCTTGATGCTTGGCGGTAGCCTCTTCCATCGAAAGCCCTTCCAAGAACCAATCAAGGCCGTTCTCTTTTCCGAATCGTTCGGTGAACGCTTTCAGGGCTTCCCGCGATTCGTCTTTGTTTGGTTCCGGCTTGTGTTCGTTCATTTTTCCCATCAAGTCACCTCGCTTAAACTTGGTTTCTGCCCGCCGGTCGTAACCGTAAGGGCAAATTGCTACCCCGCGTAAATTCCACTTCCGAAAAATAAGTATCGGGCCTTGAAATACCCGCCCATTAACCTCCGCTTGTGCTCCCTCCCCGACTTCCTCGACCGCTTCCGGCATGTCAAAGGAAATGGACGCTTCATAGGGAACCCCCTGCTTTGCTTTGTGGTACACCTCCGAAGCTCGATCGATGTTGGAAAAAGGTACGATTTCCCCCTTGGCGATCAGGTCCCCCGCCTCCCAGTCGAATTGATTCAGGAACCCGAGAACCTCGCTATAATCGTGGCTGTAGTCAATCGGCAAGCTCTTCTTGTGAATTTGCATCCCGTCAAAATCGTGAACGCATCGCCCCCAGTACCAGTGAACGAGGGGCTCACCCGACCGGGCAAGAATGGTAACGGGAATAGCTTTTTCCCCTTCGGCTCCCTCTCTCACAAATTCGCAAGATGCCGCAAAGTGGAAGGCATCTTCAGGGATCGCCGATTCAAGGTTTTGCTTTGTCATCACTGCCGCCATTGCTACCACCTCCATTCAGCACGTAAGAAAGGGAAACCCCCCTCGCTTTCGCGTACTCAATTGCCTTTTGTGTTTGGTCTACGTTCTCGTAAAAGTCTGTCCCGAGTTCGGCACAAACCGACTGGGGGCTTTTGAAGCCCGCTTCCACGGACATAATTTGCCCCTTGGCCTCTTCGGTCGGCTTCCACCAAGGAACGCCATCAGGAAGCCAATTGAAATGCAAATCAGCTACCCGCATCCCTCGGGGCAATTGCAGGGAGCCATCGAGCACCCAAAGTCGAATCAGCCAATCGGTAACATCGTTCAAAAAGTCCTGCAAATCCGCTCGCTTGCTTTTGCAGGACTTTTGATATTGAATTAACCCCGCCCGCGATCCATAAAAGTTGGTGAAGCTTTCGTCATAAAAGCTGAATGGGATGTCCAGGGCCTTCAGGGCAAGGGCGATTACGCTTTGCTGGAATTGCTGAAACGACAAAGCCGGGGTGTTGGATTCCAATATATCCACTTCGTCTTCTCGGTCGATCTCCATGGAGAAGGGGCCATCACCGAAATCAATCTCATAATCTCCCGGGCCGTCTCCGCTTACATCGCCCATCGCCTCGGGATCGTCTCTCTTAGTGACCAGGCCGAAAAGCTGGGAAATCTTCGCCTTTGCAAGGGCGTATCCTATGTTTTCGTTCACATCCCGGAACGGCGTCAAAGCCGGGGCCATCGGGGAAACTCCCCGATATTGGTCGAACCGATCGAAGTACCCAAGAAGAGTCATCCGCTTCGCCGAAATAACCCGGGCATTCCGGTAGCCACCCCACCTATTACGCTTAGCCACCCCGAAGGCAATCGGTGCCCCGAACCGATCCACCTTCACCCCCTGCACCCAAGTATCGGTATCCATCGTTACACTATCGGGGGTCTTA